CAACATTGAGAAAGCCGCTGAAGCTAAACGTGAAAAGCTCAAACAATGGTCAAATATCTTTACTGATTAAACTTAGTAATTTTTTGATCTGATTTTGATACACAGGCAATCATTGAACATTTTTGAGGAGTGTTTGGTGGTTGCCAATTTTCTTGCCATATATTACCCAAAGGTTGATTATTACAATCACTGCCAGAGACCCACCCATGATGACTAATATTTAATTTTTCAATACCAACATTACAAAGTTGTCCTGTGTAAACAGGATTAGAACTATAGATTTTTTTGTAACGTTCATTCCAGGTAGTTGACTCTACATATTCTTTTTCTTTAACAAGTGAAGCAGTTTTGATTATTTCTTTTTTAATTTCAACCGGAGTGTCTTTAACAATTTTAGCACCCGACATAATTGCCAGTTGTTCTTTTGTATAAGAAAACATTGTCGAATCTCCACGAGCATCTTTGTAGAGAACTGTTTTGCCAACTACAACTTTGTGTTGTTGTTCAATGGCAATAGCACGTTCAATGTCCTCATCAAAAAAATCCGGTCTTATTGGAACAGATATTTTAAAGTTTTTATTTTTATTTTGGAAAGTATCTAGAATGTATTTTATTAAGGCAGGATTTTGCCAATAATGATATGTTAAATGAAGATTATCAACGTATGGCTCAATGGCCCACCAATCCAACCATAATCTTCCTCCATTAGTATGAAGTGTCATAGAACGACTATCTTGTCTGCAAACCTTTAATAGAGTAACAATATCATTCATGTCCAACGGTTCGCCGCCATTGAATATCCAATTTATATCTCTACCCATTTGTTTATAAGTGTTGACAAGCAATCGAGCGATTCGGAGATAGTCGGCTGTTTCGGGTATTTCAGATCCTCCTCTTAGAGAAATAGGACAATAACTACATTCAGATTTACAATAATCGTTTAAATTCCAAACAATATCAGTAATTAAATTTTTCATATATGTTGACAGATCTAAATAAGAAGTATATAATTGTACTTATCTACCTTTAAGGACGACAATGATCAGTATTAACTTAGACGGACGTCACGGAAATCATCTGTGGAAATATGCCGTTTGCCGAACTGTAGCAGAACATAACGGTTATGAATTTCATATTCCTAGAAATTGGTTAGGCAAAGATTTGTTTGATTGTTCTTTGGGCACTGAGCAAGAAACACCGAAACAGATTTTTATAGATCATCCATCTCAGGTGTATAATCCCGATATCTTTAAAATTCCTGATTTCACTAGAATACAAGGATTTGTACAGGCTGAACATTATATTATCAATAATAAAAAAAATGTACAAAGCTGGTTCACACAACAAACAAAAAATACAGCATTATTTGATCAAGTAGGATTAGGAAATAGAACATGTGTTATTAACTTCCGCGGAGAAGATTATAAAAACATGTCTGATGTATATATCGAAGGCAAGTTCTATCATGATTCCATTCGACATATTAAAAGTTTCGATCCTAACGTAAACTTTGTTGTTGTGTGTAACGATGTAGAAGAAGCACGTAAATTCTTTCCTGACTATCCTATCTATCACTTTGGTGTCAACGACGACTACTATCTGATTAATCAAGCTGAGTATCTAATTATTGCCAACAGTACATTTAGTTGGTGGGCGGCTTGGTTAAATGATAGATGTAAAATGGTCATTGCGCCTAAATATTGGTTCAGGCACAATGTCAGTAATGGTTGGTGGAGTAATGCCAGCAGTATTACAACAGGATTTTTCTATGTAGATAGAGCCGGAGAACTGTTTACATCGAACCAATGCTTAAAAGAATCTCCACCCTTTGATCCACAACAATACCCTTTTTAAATTATGAGTAAAATTAAAGTATCTGAATTATTTTATAGCATCCAAGGCGAAGGTCGCTTTATGGGTGTTCCGTCTGTGTTCTTAAGAACATATGGTTGTAACTTTACCTGTCAAGGTTTTGGTATGCCACGTGGCGAATTGAGTCACGAAGCAACCGACATTGCGGCACAGCATACAATGATTACACCATTTACAGAATACAAATCACTGCCGCTGGTTAGTACAGGTTGTGATAGTTATGCTAGTTGGCATCCTGCGTTTAAGGATCTAAGCCCAATGGTAGAAGTTCAAGGGCTGGCCAAAGACATTGTTGCTACGTTACCCTTTGGTGCGTGGCGTGATGAACATCTTGTTATTACAGGTGGCGAGCCACTGTTAGGTTGGCAGAAGGCTTATCCAGACTTGTTAGAACAACCAGAGATGCGTGGATGTAAAGACATTACATTTGAAACAAATGGCACAATGCGTCTTACAGAAAAGTTCAAAGAGTATCTGTCGATGCGTAGTGGACACACAGAGTTTACATTTAGTGTAAGTGCTAAACTTCCGGCGGCGGGCGAGCCTTGGAAAGATGCAATCAAACCTAAAGTTGTTGTTGACTATGAAAACTACGGTTATGTATATTTGAAGTTTGTAGTGGCCACAGAAGAGGATGTAGCAGACGCATTAAAGGCCGCACAAGAATACAGAGATGCTGGATTACAAGGTCCAGTCTATTTGATGCCTGTGGGCGGTGTAGAGAGTGTCTATGCTTTAAATAATAAAGCAGTAGCATTGGCAGCTATGAAACACGGTCTTCGTTATAGCGATCGACTACAGGTGCCGTTGTTTAAAAATGAGTGGGGTACTTAATATGAAAAACTTTTTTAAAAAAATTACAGGAATAGATAAGATCGAAGCTGATGCCAAAGAGTTAATCTCCAAGGCGGCAGAAGCAGAGGCATCATTACAGGCGGCAAAATTGTCAGCTCGTACTCCAAAAGAGATTGCCACTGATGCCAAAGAGCCTTGGGTTGCTGTTCTGGACACGCATGTCAATAAAGATAATATACGCAACGGATTCTTTGAACTTGACTGGAACGAATACTTTGTGTTACAATTAAAGACAGCAGGATATCAAGGTGATACCGAAGAAGCCATTGTTGATCAATGGTTCAGCGAACTCTGTAGAAATGTTGGTGCCGAAGAAGGTGTTAGCATGGATCGCAGAGGTAGTGGATTTATTAACGTAAATAATTTAGGCAACGGAAAAACTGAGGTTAGTTAATGTCTAAGACATACATATTGGTAGACACAGCAAATACATTCTTTCGTGCTCGTCACGTTATTCGTGGTAGCTTGGAAGATAAAGTAGGCATGAGTTTGGCTACTGTATTGGGCAGTGTACGCAAGGCATGGAAAGACTTTAAAGGCGACCATGTTATCTTCTTTTTAGAAGGTAGAAGCTGGCGTAAGGACTTTTATGCTCCTTACAAACGACAACGCACAGAAGCTCGTGCGGCACAAAGCCCACGTGAAGCAGAAGAAGATCGAGTGTTTTGGGAAACGTTTGATGAGTTTAAAGAGTTCATTAATCATAAAACAAACTGTACTGTACTTCAACATCCACGTTTAGAAGCAGATGATTTAATTGCTGGCTGGATTCAGAGTCATCCAAATGATAGTCATGTGATTATTAGTACAGACGGAGACTTTGCACAACTCATTGCTCCAAATGTTCGACAATATAATGGCGTAATGCAGGTTACAACCACACACGAAGGATACTTTGATGAAAAAGGTAAGTATGTCATTGATAAAAAGACTAAACTGCCAAAAGGCATCCCGGACCCAGAATGGTTACTCTTTGAGAAGTGTATGCGTGGCGACACCTCCGACAACATCTTCTCTGCTTATCCGGGAGTACGTGAAAAAGGGACAAAGAATAAAGTTGGTCTCCGTGAGGCCTTTGCCGATAGAGAAAGCAAAGGCTACTCGTGGAACAACCTAATGTTGCAGAAGTGGGTAGATCACGAAGGTGTTGAACATCGTGTATTAGATGACTACAATCGTAACAAACTATTGTGCGACCTTACAGCACAACCCGAAGAGATTCGACAGTTGATTAATGAAGCAATTACAACCGAAATTTCAAAAGAGAAAAATATTCCGCAGGTAGGGATTAGATTGTTAAAGTTCTGTGCTGAATACGATCTTCAAAAAATTAGCGAACAGGTTCAGAGTTATGCTGAACCATTAAATTCAAGGTATTCATTATGAGCTCAACCGCAAAAGTACTGGTCCCAGATAAAGAATGGTTAATTACCAACAACAATCAAAAGGTTGGGGCAGTTACCAAGAACAAAAAGGGCTATACATTTTATAAAAATGGACAGGCCATAGGATTTAAAAATCTCATAGAGGTTAAATCTCAACTAGGAATAGCACTTTTTGAAGAAGGTGTTAAAAAGACAATAGCAAATCCTGTGGATAACAAAGGATATACGGTCTATGATTATCCTTGTAGAGTACTACCATATAACCCTGTGTATAATGTAAAGTTAAAATTGCCATTGTACACCAAGAATCTAAAGAGCAAAAGTAGATATTGTGCTGGTTATTATGTGATTAAATTCCAGAAGGGTTGGTTAAAGAGCTTCTGCCCCAAGTTAATTACATTAGAACGTAACCCATATCAAGGTCCTTTCCGTACACCGCAGGAAATGAAGACAGTATTAAATAAGTTGAATAAAGAATGAAGCCACTTAATACATTTCCAATAGAAGATTTCCTAGAAAAATCTCGTATTGCTAGAAAAAGCAGTCAAAAAACACTAACTTTGACAGCAAAAGAGTACAGTGATCTATCCGACAGTCTTAGTATGGTAATGACCAGAATAGCAAATACATCTGAATCCGCAGATTTGTTGGATGATACAGTAACAATCAAAATGGACGGCGGTAAATTCTAACCGTTAAAATGGTAAATATATACGCACTTTTCGGAGACCGTGTATATGAGCAGACCAAAGCCAACAGTACTTTTAGAAATTACTAATAAAAAGACTTATAAAACAGAGCAGGTTTTAGAAGCCGATG